AATCATATTCTCACCAAGACCTGCTTGACCAGATCCCGAATGAGTCGGTATCATTACATCTGCCCACGGTAAATCCTCATCAGGAAGTTCGATTCCTTGACAATCAAAAGGATGATATCCAATAATACGAACCTTAACTCGATTATGTTTGAATCCATCCCTTGCGGAGTAGGCATTTATGTTTCTCCAAGATTTTGGAGGAGCAATCTGACCAATCCACCAATTGAATCCGTCCTTTCCTAAAAAATTTGTTTTACCTAAAGCAGAAAACTGATCAATCATTAGTCGTCATATACTAAACACTCTGGTTCATCAGGATGCATCTCACAGAATAATTCCAACACATTAGGATCGTGATGATCACCTGCTTCAATCTCATCATGATGATGATCTGCATATACTTCGAGTTCATGTAACTCCTCAAGCATATGTCTCTTCATTGGTTCAGAAGTAGTTGG